GTCCTGCTGATCTTCGAGCCCTGGCCCGAGCGATTCGAACATATCGCGTTTGGCCGCCTGCACCTTGTTCAGCCGGTTCAGAGCGGGGGCGAGTGGTATTCAGCTTCTCGAACTATCAACCACAGCTACGAAGAAGTGAGCGAAATCTGCGAGGCTCGCTCATGGCTCGGCACCTGCCTTGTTCGTCTCGTTGACTCGCGCTGGACGATAGCTGATCAGCTCGACGGGTGGAATCACACTGTCGCCCCTGGCGCTGCCTGGAACCATTGGTACACTTCCTGGATTGCCGACCTGGGGGTTCCCCTCTTTGAGGCTTCAGTCCCCAACCCTTCGTCAGCTGGGTTCCCTGGCATCATCCCTGCCAGCTACCTGGAGGCGGAAGGGCGCTCTATCTTGCACCCTATCCCGGCCTACAAGGCCAGAGAGCAGGGAGGGCACATGCTGTTGGGCTATTTCCCGCATATCGCCCGCACCAGTATGCGACCTTACGTGGCTGGCGACCCTATAGCGGGGGTCGGCGAGTCTTGGGTAGCGTTCCCTTCCCACTTCCGGGAAAGCCCCTGGAACAACAAGGCTTACCAGTCTCGGCCTTCCAACCCTGCTGAGCAGGCCGCGAATTTCTACGGTACTGGCATTGCAGTGCGGAGGCCCTGATGGCTGTCCGGGAGACCTCAGTTGAGGTGATAAAGGCCCGCGTCGGGGTAGACCCGACGCGGCCGGAGTACGACTGGAACGACAACTGGGAATCCTTCACAGGAGATAAGCAGACCTGGTTCTACCCTTGGCAAGGTTTCGAGCTGTACCGTGAACTGCCTCGACAAGGGCTGGCGGAGAGGTGGGTGGAGCGGGGCTTGGCCGGCTACATCAACCCGCGTCGGCACGTCAGGCCTACCTCTGCCCTGCGGGCGAGAACCTTCACCGACCTGTTCTATGGACGTATGCAGATAAACCCCGCCCTGCTGGCCCTGGGGAACGTCCTGAATGACCAGACTCGGACAGTAGAGATTTGGAACGCCACCTTCGAGCCTACCGTGCTGACCGGGATAGCTCGTGAGGAAACCGACGGTATCGACCTCGATATCAGCCTGCCGCGCCCCATGGCTCCCCTTGAGGCGATCACCCTCCAGGTAGGGGTAACCACCACCGGCCCGGCGAACATCGACGCCAGCTTCAGCTTCGAAGCTGAAAACCTTCCGGCCACCTCTTTGCGGGTTACAGGGACTCGGACCGTAGTGTTCTCGCTTCTCCCTGACACCTCGAAGGATTACATCGAGAAACTGGCCTGGGTCTCTTCAGTGTTCACGTCCCATGACGGGACAGAGCAACGGATGGCACTTACGGAGAGTCCTGACACGGTCATATCGTTCACGGTCAGCTCCCACGATGCGCAGATCCACTACCTGGACAGCCTGCTCTGGGGTTGGCAGCACCGGATATACGCCCTGCCCTTGTGGCACCGTGCAAGCCGGGCCAAAGCCCCAGCATTTGCCGAGACCTTCACCATCCAGTGCGATACCGAGCACGCGGGCTTCAGGGTGGGTGGGATGGGAATCCTCTGGGGGTCTTTTGACCGTTTCGAAACTTTCGAAGTGGACGGGATACTGCCAGGCCAGCTGACCTTGCGACGCCCCCTGGGCGCTAACTGGCCGCCAAGGACGCCGGTAATGGCCTGCCGGCCGGCTCGCCTGCCGGTGGAGGTGGGGAGCAGCTGGCAGCATGGCAACCTCGGCTCAGCTGCGCTGAGTTTCGTCTTCACCGAAGTGGAGCAAGAGGAACCTGAAGACTCCGCAACCACCTACCGAGGCCACCCCTTGCTGGTTAAAGCCCCGAACTGGGTGGCCCCCAAAGAGGAGAAAAACACTCGCAACATCGAGGTTTTTGAATCAGCCCTTAAAGCCCGTTTCACGGTAATGAACAATGATGTGCCCTCGGTTGTCAGCCAGCACTCCTGGTGGTTAAAAGGCCTGGATAATCACATGGCCTTCCGGCGCTGGCTGTTTGCAAGGCGGGGCAGAGTAGTGCCGTTCTGGGCTCCGAGCTGGAAGGCGGACTTGCTTCTGGCGGCTGACACCGACCCTGGCCAATCTCAGATAACTGTCAAAGCTATCGGTTATCGGAACTTTTACGGCTCGCGGGCAGGTAGGGAGGATCTGATGATCTTCCTGAAAAACGGTGAGTACCTGATTCGGAGGGTTTCCAACGCGGCGGCGGGCCCAGACAGCAAGACGGAGATAGTCAGGGTAGACCGGGAGTTTTCAGCTGGGCTGAAGGTCTCTGACGTGAAGATGATCTGTTTCCTGGGTTTGCACCGCCTGGACGCCGACGAAGTGGAGATCGACTGGCGAAGTGATAACCTTGCGCTCTGCAACCAGAATATGAGACTGCTCACCGATGGCAACATTTGATCAAGCCGAGAGGAGCTTTTGGGGTGGTAGACCTGAAGAGCTTTTCCTCTTTCAGGTGGTGGGAGGGGGGCCAACCTACCGCTACACCTCGGGCAGGTTGCCGGTTTCCTTCGCCGGCTTCCCCTTCTTTCCGAAGGCCCTTGACCGGGGAAATTTCACCTTCAAGAAGGACTACTCAGGGAGTGACACCCTTGAGCTTACGGTTCAGTCTGACCTTGAGCTGCTAAAGCACTTCAAGATCATTGTGCCGCGCAGGACAATGACACTGACCATCTACCGCCGCCACCGGGGAAGTGCGGATCTCGACGCGGTCCCAGTATTCATCGGAAGGGTTCGCGGGGTCAGCTGGGAGGGTGCCAAGGCCATAGTGTCTTGCGACTCGATGTACGCGATGGCTAAACGGGGCGGTCTGAACCTCAGCTACCAGGTCTCTTGCAACCGCTTTATCTACGACGCAGGCTGCCAGTTGCAGAAGGCAGACTGGCGGCTGGTGGGCGAGCTGGAGAAGACCGACGGGCTGAACGTCTACTCCACGGTGTTCGCCCAGAAGCCTGACGGCTGGTGGAAGTACGGGTTCATAGAGACCGCCGACGGCAACTACCTGGTAGTTGACCACGTAGGTAACCGTGTAACCCTTATGCACGCTATGGAAGGGGTAAAGCCTGGCGAGTTCATATCTATCTACGCCGGATGCAACCGCACCCTTGACCAGTGCTGGGACAAGTTCAACAACGGGCTGAACTACTTGGGCTTCCCTTGGTCGCCTGCCGATAACGTATTCACAGACGGACTGTAAAACATGCAGTTTTTGATAATCCTGCTGCTCCTGATCATCATGGACCTGACAAGGCCCGTGCCGAAGCCCCCTCGTCGGCCTGGCCTTGGAGAGTTCACCGCCCCTACAGCTGAGCAGGATCGCCGTATCCCGGTTTTTTGGGGTTCTCCGTACCTGGTATCCCCTAACCTGGTCTGGTATGGGCATCTTCGCACCACCAAGATAAAGCAGAAAATCAAAGGCCTTTTCAAGGACAAGGAGGCGGTGGTCGGCTACCGCTACTACCTTGGGATGCACCTGGTCTTCGGCTACGGGGGGCAAGATACCCGCTTGAGGGAGATATGGATCGGCGGCACTAACGGAGCCAGTGGGGCCGATAAGGTGTGGTCTGGGAACCTGGGAGAGGGCGCTGACAAGATCCAAAAGCTCGGCCTGTGGGGCGGTGACGAGGAAGGTGGCGGCATCTCGGGCGGGTTCAACTTCTTCCCTGGTGGGCCGTCCCAGGGCCGGTCGGATTACTTGATAAAGCAGCTGGGCAGCAAGGTTCCCTCCTACCGGGGAGTGTGTGGCATTGTCTGGAACGGGGGATACCACGGCAACCGCACGGTAATTCAGCAGTGGGCCGCCCGTATCGAGAACTTGCCGAACAAGCTAGGAACCCCTTACTCGAACATCAATGGCGAAGCAAACGCGGCGGAGATGCAGTACGACCTGTTGACCAACAGCGACTACGGCATGGGTTTGACGGCTGACGAGATCGACCTGGAGTCGTTCAGGAAGGTGGCCAAGACCCTCCACGAAGAGGGCCACGGCCTCTCCCTTGTCTGGGACAACGTGAAGTCTCTGGAAGAGATGCAGAAGGAAATCGACCGACATGTCGATGCCCTTACCTACATCAACCCGCTTAACGGTTTGCGCACCATGCGGCTGATCCGTGACGACTACCGGGACTTGCCGCTCCGCAGAGCGAACAAGCGCAATGCCCGTTTGATCAAGTTCAGTCGCCCCTCCGCTGACGAGCTGGTCAACGAGATGATCGTCAACTTTGCCTCTGAGGAGTACCAGGGCAAGGTTTTACCTGTAAGGGTGCAGGACCCGGCTGCCTTCCAGAACAGGGACAATCAGCGGGTCAGCGCCAGCCAGTCCTACCCTGGCATTACCAAGCTGGAATTGGCCAAGCGAGTTTGTACCCGCGACCTCCGAGCCCTCAATTACCCGTTCGCCCGTGTGCAGTTGCAACTGAGTCGAGAGTTTTACGACTTGCAGCCTGTAGACCGCATCCTTCTCGACTGGGACTTCCCAGATGGCGGAGTCGAAGGTCTGACCTTGATCGTGCTTGAGCGGGATCTTGGAGACCCGCTGACAGGGGCGATAACAGTTACTGCAGTACAAGACACCTTCGGCCTGGGCTCCACCCTCTACACCGAAGGGGGCAACTCTGGCTGGGTCCCGGTAGGCCGAGAGCCTACCCCTGCCAGCGTCTTCCGCATGGAGTTCACCCCCTGGTGGGTCTTGAAGCAGGATGCCAGCGTGCCTAGCCCTCTGGCAGCGGTCCCCATGCTGATGGTGGAGGAGCCGAGCCCGGCACACCTCTCTTACAGCGTCCACTACAACGACCCTGAGCTGGGCTCCAGCTGGGCGGAGAGTTCCGACACGCTGAGCTTCACCCCGACAGCCACCCTTGTCTACGACTACCTGGAGAGCGTCGGCGCTGACACCGCAGGGACGCTCATTGTGACCAACTTGAAAGGGATAGTGGAGATTCCTGCAGCGGCCAGCGTGGATGACTTGCGGAACCTCGGTGAAGGGTTGGCGGTTATCGGGTCTGAGATCCTCGGCTTCACCTCGGCTCAAGAGCGGGCCGACGGCACTTGGGCTATAACTGGCGTGCAGCGAGCCCTGCTCGACTCTGTGATGGGTAGGCACCTGGCGGGCAGCAAAGTGTGGTTTATCGGCGAGGCGTTGGGCCGCACCCCGACACAGCTTCTCCCTTTCAAGGCCGGCACTTACCGAGCCAAGATCATCTCCAACGCTTTGGGCGGGGTCCTGGAGGCGGATGCCGCCCCCACCCTGTCAATCAGCACAAACGCAACCACTCAGAACGCCCGTCCCTTGTACGCCTACCCGCCTCGCCAGTTGGCTATAAACGGCAGCGTTGTGCCAGGCTTGGTCAGCTCCGAACTGATCAGCTTGACGTGGCTTCACGCTAACAAGGAGGCTGAGACGGCCATCGCCTTCCAGGCGGAAGGGAAGACCAAGCCAGGGGACGTTCATTACATTGCCTACCTGTTCGATGACAGTGGCAACCTCAAGGCGCAGAGCGGCAACATCTTCACGAACAGTTACCAGTTCTCGGTAGGTGACGTGATCGGGGGCCTCCCTTCCGCCGGCTATGTGCAGGTGGCTGCCGTCAACAGCGTGGGGGCCTCTGCCAGGGCTACCCTGTGGTTTGGGCGGGCGGTAGACTACGCGAACACTACCGATGCCGCACCTCAGCGACTGCTCGACGAAGCAAGCCCGTGGTGCTTTACCAGGATGGCAGACTGATGCCTGCACGCTTAGCGATCTCCTCTACAAACGTCCACGGCCAGTATGTCGGGACAACCCGAGTACCTGCGCCAAGCGCTACCCCGGGGAGCAGCACCTGCCGACAGTTCAATGGCCTGTCAGATCGCCTGCTCCTTGGGCCGAGCAACGCTTTGGGGGCAAACTTCCTGGCTGTGCTGAGCTTCTGGCGCGGTGATACGAGCGTTCTACCGGACAACCAAACCTCGGCCCGCCTGTTCACCCAGTATGCGGTGGGCGGTACCCGGATCGCTGCAGGGCTCAACGGACAGGGCCTGTCCATTACGTTCACCGAGGCGGCCGGGTCTCGGCAAACTGTGCAAGTTTACGGGACCCTGCAAGACACTGCTCGGCACACCTTGGCCCTGGCGGTACAAGGGGACGACATACGGCTGTGGTTGGACGGCCGGCTCGCCTTGCAGCTTCAGGCCACCCTGGCTGCCCCTGACCTGGCTCGCGTATGTGTGGGTGCGGACACCGCGTCACGCTTCTTCAAAGGGTTCATTGACGATCTGGCGGTTTACAAGGTTTGGCCCAGCAAGACTCAAGGATGGTTGAACTACTACCGAGATCTCCTGTTGTCCAGGTACCGAAGGGACTACTTGGCTACCCCCTTTGCCGGAGCGGTGAACGGGGCTGTCATTTCTGGCGAAGGCTTCCAGGTTCAGGGCTTCAGCGTTTCGCCACCCTCCAGGGTCTCCCTCTCCCAACCGTGGCGAGATGACGAACAACTGCCCTTGCAGGTGGTGGAGCTGAGATTTAAGCCCGGCAGCGGGGAGCTGCGTGTAGGGGTGATCGGCCCAGGCCATGATCTGGCCGAAAAGGCTCCCGGAGAGACTGCCCACAGCTACGGCTTCACCCAGCAAGGGAGGCTGCGTCACGACGCTCAGGAGGTTCTCTCTGGCCTGGCTGAGTGGACAACTTCCTCCGTGATCAGCCTGCGGTGGCAGGCCCCGACCCGTGCCCTTGAGTTCTGGGTAGACGGGGTGTTTCAAACCAGCCTGACGTTGCCGGCTGGACAGTGGACCGTGGCGCTGAGCCTGGCAGGTAACACCGCCTTCCTGAACTCCGGCCAGACCACCCCCTTTGCGCTCGGGTCCGATGCCCCTCCCCTGCCGCTACACCTGTGGTCTCAGCTGACCACAGAGTTCCGTCACGCCAAGCTGGGCGGGGTGTGCGCTCCCCTTGACGACTTGGACAACCAGCTCCGAGACGCCTATACCGGGTCTACCGTGGGAAGCTACAGTAGTCCTCTGCCTTTGGAGGCGAGTTTCACAGGGGACCCGTACGATTTTTCGAGACGGGTCGGCGGCAACATCAAGGTGACGGCTGCGAGCTTTACTGCAGCAGATGACTCCTTCTTCTTCGCTCTGGCTTTTTCACCTGAAGCGGCTGACCTGGTAGGTGAAGTGAGCCTCCTGCACTCGCCCGGTAAGTGGAGTCTTCAGCTGATAGATGGAAGGCTCAACGCCACGGTGGGCGGGGTCCAGGTGGGCAGCGTTAATGCCCCCTTCACTGCCGGCGGTTGCTACCTGATAGGGGTAGCCCGGTCTGCCGCCGGCCGGCTGCTGGTGTGGTGCCACCTCGGCTACATTATGCAAAGTGGCGACACCACGGTGCCCCAGACAGCTGCAGACGTGTACGTGGGCTCCCAGGCTGACGGTAGCCGAAAATTCTCAGGCAGACTGAGCCACCTCCTCCTTGCCGGTACCCAGCCCGCCCGATGGAAGCTGGATCGGCTGCGCAATGCGGTAGCTTGGAGCACCCCTGACGTGCAAGGCGCGATGCCCAACCCTCCCTCGGTTCGGCGCATTTACGAGCTGAGCTGGTGGGAGGTGATAACCGCCGGTATCGCTGCCGAGCCGAACAGCGTCCACTGTTACGTGGGGAGCCTGGCAGTTCCGCCCGACGAGGTTGCGGTAGAGTACCGCCCCGTTGACCGTAAAGGGGCCTCCCCCTTTACGGGCAGCACTTTGGCAGTCTGGACGGCCTCAGCGCCCCTTGAGGCTCCGCTCACCAGGACAGGTACAGTCCTCACTTTCCCTGCCAGCTCCGACCTGTCGGTGGTCCAGCCAGGGGACGCCCTGCAGGTGAACGAGGAGACCCTGAAAGTTGAAAGCGTGAACAAAGCTACCAAGGTGATGACGGTCAAACGCGCTTGCGGGGACACTGTGAGGGCAGAGCACGGGGCGGGCAGCCGAGTTTGGTTCCTCGGCCACCCCTATGTGAGCGGCAACCCATACCTCGCTTTGGACCGGGTCGAAGTGAAACTCCTCAGCCGCAGCTACTTGGCTGAGATGGGTGAAGAGTTTGCCCCGACCGACACCATCGACATGCGCGGCCGCCTGGCACGCCCCTACCCACCTGCCCTTGTAGAGGTCAACGGCCAGTATTGGCCAGAGGCGTTGCACGGTACCCTGCTCATAACTTGGAGGCACCGCAACAAGCTGGCGCAGGCCGGCTCCTTGTTTGCCGAGGACGAGGGCGACTTTTCAGCTCAGCCTGGGGTTACCTACCTGGTGCGGGCTTTCGACGCTGTCAGCGGAGACCTGCTGCACACTTCCTCCCCGATACCAGGTACGGAGAGCAGCTACCACCTTCTCGTTGAAGGGTTTACCGGCCAGCTGCGCGTCTCTGTCACCAGCGAACTCTCTGGCCTGAGCTGCTGGCAAGCACAAGAGCGTAGCTTCTCCTATGTCGATGAACTCCCTGTCGTGATAACCACTGAAGAGGGGGAGCCGTTGGAAGGTGAAACCTCGGGCGGGGTTATGGCTGAAAGCTACACCGCCCTGCAGGTGAACAGCTATGACGGCGAGTTGCCTGACGATTGGGCCGGTTTCGAAGAGGAAGAGGAGGAAGAAGAGGGTGGAGCAGGTTACGCCGGCCAAGTGCTCGGGGTGAAGATCAGCGAGTTCGCTCAGCTGCCCACAGAGCCTTCCGGTGACGAGCTTTTCCCTGTGGCTTACCAGGGCACTAACTACTACCTGACAGCTGCACAGTACCGGGATTGGTTGGCCAGCGTCCTACCGCCTCCGCAAGACGGCAAGTCCGCCTACCAGAGCTGGCTGGAGCTGGGCAACACAGGGTCGGAAGCCGACTTCATCGCGTCCCTTGTCGGGGCTCAAGGGTTGAACTCGAACGCCGCCCGGCGCATCCAGGTGGTGAGTTCCGCTTCTGGCGCTTTGATTTGCGACTGGGAGGCCTATGACGAGATCCGCCTGCGCCTGACAGGCCCCACTACTCTGACTTTCCAAGGGGCGAAAGACGGTCAAGGGTGCCTGCTGAAGGTGACTCAAGACGCGGTAGGGTCGCATAGCCTCACCTTGCCCCCTTCGGTACGTTACAACGCCCTGGTCCAGCAGTACACTGCAACACCGACACCTGGCCTCTCTGACAAGATTGGCTTCATCTTCGACGGCGGGGACAGTACCTATGACTTTGTCACCTTCGTCCCTGGCTTCTCATAAGGACTTCCCATGGCCAACAACCTCTACGATAAAGCACGCGAGAAGTTTGCCCGTGCGCAGATCAACTGGGAGACGGACTCGATCAGTGCGGTGCTGGTCGACCTGGGGGCTTACAGCTTCTCCCAGTCCCACGAGTTTTTCTCCAGCGTGCCAGTAGCTGCTCGGATCTCTTCGTCGGTGGCGCTGACCGGCAAGACCGCTGAAGGCGGTGCGTGTGACGCCAACGATGTGACCTTCCCGGCAGTGACAGGGGTTTCTATCGAGGCGATTGTCATCTACAAGGTGGGCGGGGACGAGGCTAGCAGCCCCCTCATTGGCTTTTTCGATTCAGCCACCGGACTGCCGATCACTCCCAACTCCGGGGATATCATCGTCAACTGGGACAACGGCGTGAATCGCATTTTCAAACTGTGAGGCCCCATGCCGCTTACTGTCTACACCCACTTTGACGCTGGAGCCCCCACGCTCAGCGGCAACACCGCCCTAAGTAAAGTGAGAGCCGTGCTCAAGGCCTGCCTTGTTGACGGGTATGGGGATAAGCCAGCCGCAGGCTGGACCATGCCTCACGACGTAACGGACGGCTTCAGCCTATCCAACGGTGATGGGGTGGTGAGCTTTACGGTACGGACCACTGACCAGAATCTGCTTGATATCTACGTTATGGAGTCGATAACAGACGCCAGTACGAAGATCCCTTCCGGGGTGAACCGCCGTTCAGGTGTGTGGTCGGATCTGGAAAATGCAGGCTCCAGCGCCAGACACTACCTGAATTTCGCCAATCACGTCTCTCAAGGTAGTTTTAATTACAATTTGCACGGTCACAAGTGGACAGTGGTAGCCGATGAAAAAACCTGTATAGCCTACCTATATGGGTTAAACAGTAGCGGCCAAGTCAGCGAATTTGCCAATAACAATTCAATCTCAGCTTGCATTTACATCGGCAAATACTGGCCCTACTCGGGGGCCCTCGCCGGGCCGGAAACCTTTATCGCCGTTGGCGGGGCCCGTAATGTGAACCAAATGGGGGGCGGGTTTGACTATTCCAACCTCACCCCGGCTAACAACGCCCAGCTCAACATAAGTTTGCTGAGAAACCCGCTCACTGGGACGCAAACACTAGGGTCTGCCTTTATGCTAGGGACCCCAGCTATCAAAAATGAGCCCAGCGCGGCGCAAGAGACCATTACCACTATCCCTGATCGGCTCTGCTTTTCCAGGCTCAGATTACGTGGAGTTGGGTCAAACCTTAACGGTGCCA